GAGAAAAGCAATGACTAATCGTAAATTCACACCGCCAACAGAGTTCCCCGCAGAGTATGTCGATGGGTTTGGGTGTAAGGTCACTATCTTGGGGCGTTCTTATTACAACAAAGAGAGACCTCTGGTAGGTTTTGATGACGAGGGCTGCGCCTGTAATTACGCAGAAAACGGGGCTTATTGGCCTGATGATGAGGGTAAATATGACCTTCACGACATCCAAAAGCGCATCACAACGTGGCACAACGTCTACGAGGGTTGGGTCGGGGCTTCAAATAAAGTGAACCGTGGGGCTACAGAAAACCGCCTCTGCGTCTACCGCATTGAACGTAACGAGGATGGTAGCAACCCTGAGATATTCGTGGAGGAAGTATGATGACTGACGGAAACACATACGCAATTAACGAGATGGAAGGACAAGGCGATGATTGGTGACACTATTGACAAAATACTGGACCGTTATGGGTTGTTGGGGGCGCTTGCACTTGTGCTTGCTTTGGTGGTTTTGATTCATGTGTGGATTGCTGCTTCTGTGATTTACCCAGTCGCATTTTTAACACCTGTTTTAATAGCGATCTGGATGGTTTGGAGGGTGAGAGGATAGGACGATGAGTTATGATCTAGATACATCAAACTGTTAAAGCGCAACCTTCACTCGGCTCACCTCTCCACTGTTCTTGTGATAGGTAATTCCCTGAAGCTCTGATCGAGAGGCATAAGCGTGAGACGCTGCGTAGGCGTCTCGCGGTGCAGCCGCCCTCATCTGCTCAACCTGCACTCCGCCAATGTCTTGCATCTTGGCGTGGTGCATATGGCCAGTGAAGTAAAAGCGGTGACGGGTGCGGCCCCACATCTCGGCCCACTCGTCAGCCATGTGCATCACAAGCCGCTCGGCCTTGGCCTTGTCGCCGTGATGCGAGGCAAGCATGACACTGCCCCACTCCATAACAAAAAACTCGCCGCCCCTGCGCTGCACTTCAATGCGCGGGTTGTCACGATAGCGCTCACGCAGAGCGTAGAGAATTGAGAGGTAGGCATCCCGATCGTGGTTGCCCTGTATCACACTGACAATTACGTTCTTGTGTTTGACTGCTGCCATCTCAATGCAGGCTGCAAAGGTCTTGATCGCCACATCAAGCGCGTCATCAAAGCTGCTCGCC